GCGGGTGGTGCAGCGGCACCGGGCCGTGGGTGCATGACGGCGAGAAGCTGGTGGACGGCCGGAAACTGCCGCACCTGGGCGATGCCGGTCAGGGCGTGAACCGGAAACTGCCGCACCTGGGCGATGCCGGTCGGGGCGTGAACCGGCAACTGCCGCACCTGGGCGATGCCGGTCAGGGCGTGAACCGGAAACTGCCGCACCTGGGCGATGCCGGTCGGGGCGTGAACCGGCAACTGCCGCACCTGGGCGATGCGGGCCAGGGCCGAAGCGCTTACATCTATGAGTGGTTCGGCGCGCTGATGGATCGCACGCGCGACGTGCGTGTGGCGGTGGGCGACTGGCAGCGCGTGCTGACCGACATCGTGACCGTGCGGCACGGCCTGACCGGAGTGTTTCTCGACCCTCCGTACACCAAGGGCGCGATGGACTACGCGGCCGGTGGCGTGGGTGGAGAGCTTGCCGACAAAGTGCGTGCCTGGTGCGCAAAGAACGGCAACGACAAGAGGCTGCGCATTGTGCTATGCGGGCATGCGGGCGAGCATGACGCGCTGCTGCAGGATGGGTGGCACACGCGGGCCTGGACGGCGCGCAAGGGCTACGCCAGAACCGACGAGGCGGTGGAGAACAGCGCCTCGGAAACACTGTGGTGCAGCCCTCACTGTGTGCCGGAGAGGCAGAAGCAGGGTGCGCTGTTTTGAAGTGCCCTAACTCGGTTTTGGCGACATTTGTCGCCTAAACCAGACTTATTCACAAAACAACCGCATGGGCATTGTCTGGATTGGGAGAAACCCGGTCGCAGTGCCCAGCCGGTTGCAGCGAGTCGGAGAAATCCGTTTGACTCATCCTCTGCCCGTCTTGAGAACCGGGCCAGCTGGCGAACCAGCCGCTGCAACACTCAAGACCACGCAAAGGCCCGCCCAGCGTGGCGACAAACGCACCGCACGGGACCGGGAAACCGGCCGCAAATCGCGATCTGATGCCGCCTGCGACGGCAAACGGATATCGCCCTGCCGACGGGTGGGGAATGGTGATTCAAGCATGGCGGCCGGGAAAGACCGGCAACCCCATAAACAAAAACCCCGGCTTCGTGGGCCGGGGTCAGATGCAACGTGAGGACAATCAAGATGCAGGCGAATAATAGCATAAATCCCGCCGCAGTCGATGCGACGGACTTTGAAATGGCAGACCCGTTAATGCAGGCAATGGCCGACACCGGTTTCGAGGGCATGACCGCTTACCAGCGCAACGTCGTCTGCAAGATGGCGGAAATGCTGGACGCAGCCGTGAATCGCCTGGACGCCATTAGCGCATGCGTTGGTAAGGATGCCGGGGCACTGATTACCATTGCCAGCAATCGCGCCCTGATGATGCGCAAACACGGCGCAGCCCTGCGCGGGGCCAAACATGCGGCGATGCTGGAGGATTTGTGCGATGCGATCCTTGCGGCGAAGCGGCCGATTGTCGTGGCTGAAAAGGCCGTTGCCCAGCAGGAGCCGGCTGTTACTGCCATCACGCTGCCGCCGTATGGCTGCATCACGGTCGAGCAGGCCATGGACGCCCTGGGCCTGAAAACACTGACGCATCTGGCCAAGGTTCTCGGCGTCACCAGCGGCAGCATCAGCAACTGGCGAAAGCAGGGTTACATCCATTGGAAGCAATCCCAGATCGTGGCCGAACTGACGAGGAAAGCAGCATGATCTGCGAAAAGTGCGGTTATGGCGGCACAAAGATCGACAACACGCCGGGCATTGTCACCTGCCTGCGCGATGAGTGCGGTCATGCCAAGTTCATCGGCGGGGTGGTTGTGGACCGGCCACGGTTGCGGAAGCTGGCGGGGCGCAAGGAGGAGCTGCGCGAGGGGAAGAAATCAGTCAAGGGAGAGGTGTCATGACATGGCTATTCGTTCCATCGCATTGTGCGCCGGAGCTGGAATGCTCGATGAAGGACTGCGCGCCGGATGCGAGTTTCTCGGCATCGAACAAAGAACCGTTTGTTACGTTGAAAGGGAAGCCTATGCAGCCTCAACGCTTGTTGGCCGCATGGCGGAAAAATGCCTGGATGCAGCGCCTGTCTGGTCTGACCTTGTCACCTTCAACGGCAGAGCGTGGCGCGGCCGCGTGGATTGCATCACTGCCGGTTTTCCGTGCCAACCTCACAGCGTCGCCGGTAGCCGCAAAGGCACGGAAGACGACCGGTGGTTGTGGCGCGATATCTGTCGAATCATCCGCGACGTTTCTCCTCGGTTCGTTTTTCTCGAAAACGTCCGGGGACTGCTTTCCAGTGAAGGGTTCACGGAAGTCGTCAGATCGTTGGGCGCCCTCGGGTTCGATATTGAATGGGGAGTACTGGCCGCGTCCGAAGTTGGCGCCAGTCACCAGCGGGAACGGATATTCATACTGGCCTACCGCGACAGTCTGCGGGAATCACAATCGCAAGGGCGCAAGCCTCAATTCCGGGGACGGGCTGGCGACAGTATCAAGCCAGTGGATGACGCCAATGGTGCCGAATGGCGGCAGAGCGGTGTCTGCGGAACTGGTGGCCAGCAAGGGCATGACGGAATCGGGGCAGAAGCGGACTGTGGGGCTGGAATCGCAGGCGAGGCACTGGCCGACAGCAACCGCATCCATGATGACCGGAGCGGGCAGCAATGGCCGGGACGGGGGCTTGAATCTGCAAACGGCGGTGGCGAAATGGCCGACACCGGCAAGTCGGGATCACAAAGGCGAGAATTCTGCGGAACACCTCAAGAACGGAACCGGCCGCCTGCATCCGGACCAACTGCCGAACTACGTGAAGTTTGTCTATTTGCGCCCGGACCAACAAGCAGCCAATGGGGCGGCATTGTCAGAAATCAGCCATTCCTCTCCCCGGCGATTGAATCCGGCATTCGTGTGCTGGCTGATGGGGTGGCCGTGGTGGTGGATGAATCCCGGCCAGATCAGCTTCGCGGAGGCGGAAATGGCGTCGTTCCGCTTCAGGCTGCAACAGCATTTGTCTTGCTTGCTCGACGAGCAGGGATTGTGTGAGGAGGCAGCATGAACCACTATCCGCATCATATTGGCGATTTTAACGGCCTAGATTCAGTCAAGACACACGAACTTCCTATGGTTTACGTGCTGACCAGCAGCGATATGGCGCTGGTCAAGATCGGCCTGACAACATCAGCAAAACAAGACGAATTGTTTTAGGTTTAACCCGTGGTAAAATACGAACGCGGCTAGGGGGCACCCAAAAAGCGTCTAGTCAACGCCTGCCGCTATTCCCTGACTCTCTTGACCGAGGATCACAACATGGCTCGCGCCAGAAATATCAAGCCAGCACTTTTCCGAAACGAAGTCCTTGGGGTCGCTGACCCTCTTTACACATTGCTTTTTCAATCTCTCTGGCTGATTGCTGACCGTGAAGGACGGCTTGAAGATCGGCCGCTTCGCATCAAAGTAGACGCTTTCCCATACCGCGAAGGTATCGACGTGGATGCCATGTTGGCATGGCTTCACGAAAAAGGATTCATTATTCGGTACTTGTTCCGAGAAAATCGGTACATTCAGATTGTGAACTTCACCAAGCACCAAAATCCGCACAAGAATGAGGCTAAATCTGAAATCCCTGAATTTTCAAACGGATGCACGACTTCCGAAAAAATCGGTACGACTTCCGAAAAAATCGGAAGCGCTCCGGCTGATTCCCTTAACCTGATTCCTGATTCCGGATTCCTGATTGCTGATCCCCTCTCTTCGTCTTCCGGAATCCAGAGTGAAGACGACGAAATTTTCGCTTCGCTCGAAGAGCAAGAGCGCAAACGTCAAGCCGAGATGGATTCCAGGATGCTGGTCAACATGACGCACGTTTGGATTCCTGACGCCAAGACCCTTGACGACCATCTGAAATTTTTGACGACAAAGGCCATTGTCAACGGGAAGTTGGTGACAAGTGCAGACCTGACCGACGAAATCCTTGCAGACTTTCGCGCAAGCGCTCATCGGAAACAGGAACGACGCACAATGCACGATTGGCATGGAGGCCTCGCTAGCTACCTTGTGTCGCGCATCCGCAACCCTAGCACTACCTCAACACCAAACGCGCCTAAAAACGGCCTTGCAGGCGGTCATAGCCGCTATATCGAGGAGCCTTTGGACTACCCGATCGCAAAACCGGACGAAAACCTGCACAAAGGGCCGGTCAACAAGGAATTGGCCAAGCAGTCTTTCGAGAAGATTAAGAGCGAACTTCAAGACGAAGGGAGTCCGTACTAATGAGCGCTGCGCTTTTTTCGCTGTCACTGGAACAGGACATTATCGGCGCAATCATGGAAAACAAGATTGCTTTCGACACCGTGTCCGGAATCATCAACGACTCCGACTTTTACGACCTGCGCCATGCGTCCATTTTTCGCGCTGTCGCCTACCTGTCAAAACACAACCAACCGCACGACGCGTTGTCGGTTATGCATCATATGGCCAAGCACGACCGGCTTGCGCATGTTGGCGGCGAGGAATACCTGTCTGAAATTGTCCGCAATACGGCATATCACGGGGAATCGTCGATTGAGGCCCGCGCCATGCAGGTGCGTAAGTTGTCGGCTGGCCGAAAGCTGATTGCCGCCTGCCATTCGATCATTGAGATGGTCGAGCATCCAAATGAGGCGGCAACGCTGGAAGATACGATCAACATTGCCGAATCAACCATCATGGCCATTCGTGACAGCCAGGCCCGCGAGAACGACATGGGGCCAAAGAAAATCAAGGATGTTTTGATGCGCACCGTTGACATCCTGGAAAACCGGGACAAAAACGGAGGAGAGCAGGGAATGGACACGGGCTTTAACAACCTGAACGGCATCATTCACGGGTTGCACGCTAAAACATTGGTCATTGTGGCCGCCGTTCCTGGCATGGGCAAAACCACGTTTGCCGTGAACATGATCGAAAACGCCATGCTCAATAACGGCATCATCGGCCCGGCTGTGATGTTTTCGATGGAGATGGGCGACACGGATTTAGCCGAGCGGATGATTTCGTCAGTCGGCGGAATCTATCAGGGAAACATGCGGACGGCGAACATGGGGGACAACGACTGGCCGAAACTGACGGCAGCCGTTACCAAGATGCGCGAATGGCCGATCTATATCGACGAAACGCCAACGATGAACATCATGCAGATGCGGGCGAAATTGCGACGGATAGCCAAGGGCCATGACGGAAAAATTGGCGTAGTGCTGGTCGATTACCTGCAGTTGATGCAGGCTGTGGAAAAGACGACTGACAGGCAACGCGAGGTTGCCGAGATTGCCATAGGTCTTAAGTCGCTGTCGAAGGAGTTCGATTGCCCGGTTGTGGCGCTTTCGCAATTAAGCCGGAAGGTCTCAGACCGGCCAAACAAGCGCCCGATGATGTCCGACCTGCGCGAATCTGGATACATTGAACAAGCGGCGGACTTGATTCTGTTCATCTACCGTGACGAGATTTACAACCTGGAATCTTCCGACAAGGGGCTTGCTGAAATCATCATTGGAAAGCATCGGAAGGGGAAATCAGGCGTTAAGGTGATGATGCGATTTGATGGCGGGCATTCCCGCTTTGTTGACAACATTCCACAGACCATAGAATAAAACCGGAGAACGGACATGGTGACAGTACGGCAGGAAGGCAAAACACTGGTATTTGAGCGCGACGGCGTCGAGTTTTACGACACAGCGATTCCTGCGCAGGCGGATGTGGGCAGGCTGATGCGCCACCTCAGCGACAAGATGTGGTTTTCCAGCGTGCGGGCTGAGACGCTGCAACTGATCCTGGACGCACTGGAGCAAGCGGCATGACCTCCGAGGCCCTGATTAACCTGAAAGATGTTTACGTGACCTGGAATACCGGCGGGCCGGTGTATGTCAGGCGTAGAACCGGACAAATGATGAACGTCCTGGACTATTGGGTCTATTACTCCGGCTACTCAGAAATTGATGCATTTCGATGCATGATGGCTGACGCCATAAAAATAATGGTTCGTGATGACTGCCCTCCATCGGAGGTCCATGCCGAATTCTGCCGAATCCGGGAGTACGTCATGGTTATGCCCACCGATTGCGGCGGGAGCGATGAAGAATGACCTCCGAAGCCATGATCAACCACCTGAACAACCACACCAACTGCTGCTACGCGCCAAACGACCGCTATTGCGAGTGGGGCCGACAGCTGTGGATCGACGACAAAGTGCAGGCCGTACTCGACGAGCCGAGCCTGGCTGATCGCCGGTACCTGCTGGAGCAGATGGCCCGCAACATCCCGCAGTGGCTGGACGAGATCAAGCGCCGCGTGGCGGACAGATTTGAGGCGAACCGGAGGAAGGCGGCATGAGCGATCCAGTCAACAACCCGGCGCACTACACCGGGCATCCGAGCGGCGTGGAGTGCATCGAGGTCACACGGCATCTGTCGTTCAATCGCGGGAATGCGTTCAAGTACCTGTTCCGGCACAGGAGCAAAGGCGCACCAGTTCAAGACTTGCAAAAAGCGCTGTGGTACATCCGCGACGAGATCAAGCACAAGGGCCGCATTGTCAACCCGAACGAGTACCGGCGTCGGGCGCTGCGGAAGATTCTTGATGCCACGCCGGAGACATGGGAGGCGATGTGTTACCTGCACCTGTGTACACCGGGGGTGCTGGCGCTGAAAACGGCCGAGCAGTCGTTGCTTGAGCATATCGGGGCGAAACCATGACTAAATCCACGCCAAAAACGACAGGAACGGCCAGTTCCAGCGCCGTTCGCGTATCGGGTAGTGCGAAGGTACTGGCGAACAAACACAAGGCCGTTAAACGCGAATACAACGGCATGACGTTCGACAGTGGGCGGGAGCTGAAACGGTGGCAGGAATTGGAGCTGATGCAGATGGCGGGGGAAATAATCCATCTTGTCCGGCAGGTGCCGTTTGAGTTGGCACCGCCGGTCGTGTTGGGTGGCCGAAAGAAGCCAGCTATTCGATACGTGGCCGACTTCGCGTACTGGACAGCAGCTGGATGCCCGGCGTTTATCGTCGAGGATGCCAAGTCGCCGCACCTGCGGAACAATCCGGTTTTCCGCATCAAGATGCACTTGCTCAAACTGGAGCATGGAATTGAGGTGGTTTTGGTATGAAAAAACCACTCCAACACCAGCCCTTTGCCGCCTTCCGTGTCACACCGTCCGGCATCGAAGGGCCAATCCGTCACGAAAACGGATGCGCCCGGTACTGCACGAAGCCGCATAACTGGAAGGTTACGGCGGTTATTCGGTACGAGTGCGACAACGGAATTACTGAGGATGTGGTCAAGTTCGAGGCGAAGAAGGCTATGCCGACCGATTTCACGGAGGACATGTACAAGCATCTGAATGACCGCATTGCAGGGCGGAAATGGTATTTTGCGAGGGTGACATGTCGGCCGATGCTGAACTGATGCAGCCGGGGTTGTTTGGCCAGGATGAGCATGTTTGTCCGGGCTATGATGTTTGCCCCGTTCCGCTTTGTGGCTGTCGTTGGCTTGGGCTTGGCACTCCGTTCGCCAGCGATATGAAAAAGCCAGACTTGCCAAACCCGCCAGACGATGGCTAATATCCAATCATCCCCTTCCCGGAGCCATCCGGGTTTTTTATTCCGAGGCCAACATGCAGATAACCGCCTGCCCCATTGCGTTACCGCTCGGCAAGCTGGCTGCATTGGCTGGCGTAAAGTTCATCGCTGTTCACTGTTCCGCCACCAGACCGACCGCAATCATGGGCGTCCGCGAAATACACCGGATGCACGTTGAGCGCGGTTTTGCCTGCGTGGGCTATCACTACGTCATCAAGCGCGACGGAACGATTGAGCGCGGACGGCCTGAAGACAAGATGGGCGCGCATGTCGAAGGTCATAACCGCGACAGCTTGGGCGTGTGTCTTATCGGCGGCATTGATGCGGACGGCAAGGCCAAGAACAATTTCACGCAAGACCAGTTGGATTCCCTAAAAAGCCTGCTGCTGAGTCTGCATGGCAAGTATCCGAAAGCCGTCATCCAGGGTCATCGGGACTTCTTTGGCGACACGAACCGAGACGGAAAAATTGACAGCCGCGACTGGATGAAGGAATGCCCGTGTTTTGATGTTAAACAGTGGTGGAGTACGCAACGATGAAAACCGTAATCCTCTGCCTGATGCTGACCGGATGCGCCGGTATGCATAATTTGCCAGTTTGCCCGGAAATCAGCATTAAACTCTGCCCGGTGGTGACGTCATGAGCCGATTCAAAGAGCCTTCATCGTGGGGAAGCCTTGGGGCTATCGTGCTGGGTATCGGATTGATGCAGCCTGTAAGCCAGCCGCTAATCCTGCTGGGCATTGCCTTCTGCGCCCTTGGTATCGCACTACGGGAGCGAAAATGATCCGGATCATCGTGATCGTGTTGATCTCAACGACTGTCGCGCTGGCATTGTCATCGTATTCGATGGGTTACACGGCATGAAACTGCGGATGCTGGAATATACATTTGATGAACTCTGCCGGGCGTTGTTGGTTCCTATGATGACGTTTGCGATTGTTGTGCTGAGGGGGTGGTACAATGGCAAGAGACGATGGCCTGCCCGATTGATTGAGGGCGCAATATTTGGAATGGTGGCAACATGGCTGCATCCGGTTGCCCGTTATGTGTTTGAGTCCAGGTTTGGATTTCCCGTCGATATTGCCAACAATGCGGCCATCTCGTTTGTCTGTGCGCTGGGATACATTGGGGCGGATACGATGAGCGATGCGGCAAAGAATTATTTTAGGGGGAGGCGATGAGCTTTCAGGTTGGAAATCGGTTTTGGGAGGCCCGTAGCTCGCACGGACGTAATCCTATATTCGCCACTCCTGAAGATCTATGGAAATCCTGCGTTGAGTATTTCGAGTGGGCCGAAAGTCACCCGCTGTATGAAGACAAAATCTTTCAGTTCCAAGGCGCAATCGTCCGCGATACCGTGGCAAAAATGCGAGCCATGACGATTGAGGGTATGTGCTTGTTTCTTGATATCGACCGCGATACTTGGCTGAATTATAAGAAACGGCCTGATTTTTTCGGAGTCACAACGCGAGCTGAGTCGATTATCTACGAACAGAAGTTCACCGGAGCCGCTGCCGACCTGCTGAACCCGAATATCATTGCGCGAGACTTGGGTCTTGCTGACAAGAAGGATCACTCAAGCTCTGACGGAAGCATGACACCCGTCGGCATCACGGTGACATTCCATGACCCCGAAAAAGCAGGTTGACGCGCAGTTCCCGCGCAAGCTGAGCCTGCTATTCAAGCCATCCCGATACAAAGTGCTTCACGGCGGGCGCGGGTCCGGAAAATCCTGGGGGGTTGCCCGCGCCCTGCTTATTCTGGCCGCACAGAAACCGATGCGCGTCCTATGCACCCGCGAGGTGCAGAACTCCATCCTAGAATCCGTCCACAAGCTGCTGTCTGACCAAGTCGAGTCGCTTGGACTGTCGCATTTTTACGAAATACAGAAGACGACAATCAAGGGCGTGAACGGTTCGCAATTCATCTTTGAGGGTCTGCGCCACAACATCAACAGCATCAAGTCCATGGAGGGTGTCGATGTTTGCTGGGTGGAGGAGGCCGAGAAGGTCACGGACGATTCATGGCGAATCCTCATTCCGACCATCCGTGCTCCAGGATCTGAGATATGGGTCACGTTCAATCCGCACTTGGAGACTGACCCCACCTACCAGAGATTCATTGCTGATCCGCCTCCTAATTGCCTCAGCAATGCCGTGAACTGGCGGGATAACCCATGGTTTCCCGTCGAACTGGAAAACGAGCGCCGACATGCTGAGGAATCTGGCAGCAAAGACTTGTACCTACACACATGGGAAGGCCATTGCCTGCGCGTACTGGATGGCGCTGTATATGCCGACGAAATGCGGAAAATGCGCGAGGAAGGGCGCATAGGCCGCGTGCCGTATGAGCCATCAAAGCCGGTCTACACATTTTGGGATTTGGGGTTTGGCGACAATACGGCCATCTGGTTTGTGCAGTCTGTCGGGATGCAGATGCGGGTGATTGACTACTACAGCGCCAACCGCCAGCCGCTGACACACTACGTGCAGATGCTGCAGTCTCGCGGATACGTTTACGCCGAGCACGGTTTGCCTCATGACGCTCGCCACGCAAACCTAGGCACCGGCAAAACCGTGCAGGAAATGCTGGAGGAGCTAGGTCTTAAAATCCGCATTGTCCCACAAATCGGGATAGACAATGGCATTCAGGCTGTGCGCCGCGTCATGCCTAACGTCTGGATTGATGATAAATGCGCCGACGGGATACGCTGCCTGGAGTATTATCATTACGAAACCAACAAGGACGGAGGCGCTCATGCCAAGCCTGCCCATGACTGGTCCAGCCATGGCGCTGATGCGTTCCGCTATTTTGCTGTAGGGTTTGAGGAAAAGACCGCGACCCCGCTAAAAATCAAGCCGACCCGTTCCCGCATGGCGTGGATGGGCTAACACGTAATGCCGGGAGGCATGACAAATGAAAAGCGAAAAAGACCCGTTGTTCACGGAAGCAATGCGCCGCTATAAGGCGTCCGTTGAGGCCACGCAGGAAAACCGCGTTGATATGATCGACGACCAGCGGTTTGCATCTGGCGACCAGTGGCCGGACGACGTGAAGGCGTTGCGTGTTGGCCGACCCATGCAGACTATCAACCGCCTGCCCGCGTTCATCGATCAAATCATCGGCGATGCACGGCAGAACAAAGTTGCCATCAAGGTATTTGCCGGTGAAGATGGCGATGTCGAAGTTGCCAAAATCTATAGCGGCCTGATCCGCAGCATCGAAAACCGCAGCAATGCCGACTTCGCCTACGATACAGCGCTTGAACAGACGGCCACGTTCGGATTCGGTGCATGGCGCATCAAGACGCGCTATGTCGACGATGACACGTTCGACCAAGAAGTCACGATCGAGCGCATTCCCAACGCGCTCAACGTGCATTTTGACCCGTCCGCTATCCAGCCAGACTACAGCGACGCCGAATACGCCATCGTCGTAGACAACATCAGCAAGGATGAGTTCAAGTCGCGCTGGCCAAAAGCATCAGAAACCAATTTCCAGACCGAGCACATGCAGGCCGGGTGGGCGTCTGGCGACACGATGCAGATTGCGGAATACTGGCACAAGGAGCGCACCCCAGCCACGCTGTACCTGCTGAATGACGGAACGGCCACATTTGACAAGCCGACTGCACCCGAACTGGTCATCCGTGAGCGCCAGTCAGAGAAGTGCGCTGTCAAAATGTGCATCATGTCCGGCGCTGAAGTGCTGGAGCAGGCAGATTGGGCTGGCCGGTACATCCCGATTGTCGGAGTAAACGGCAAGGAGGACATGGTAGACGGCAAGCGCATCTTGCGCGGAATCGTCCGTCACGCCAAAGACCCGCAACGGATGTACAACTACTGGCGAACGATTGACACCGAGACCAAGGCGCTGGCTCCGAAAGCGCCTGTCATGGTCACAACCAAGCAACTCGACGGACTCGACGAATATTGGTCAGATGCGCTGTCCGGAAACCTGCCCTACCTGCCATACAATCCAGACCCTACCGCGCCCATGCCGCAGCGCCTCAATGCCGGGATGCAGGATAAAGGGTTTGAGCAAGCCGCAATGCTGGCCGTTGACGAAATGAAGGCCACGACCGGAATCTATTCCGCCGCCCTGGGCGAGCAATCGAACGAAACATCAGGCCGCGCTATCCTGGCCCGTCAGCGCGAAGGCGATACTGCGAACTTTGCCTACATCGACAACCTAAGCCGCGCCATCCGCTACAGTGCTCGCGTCATCATCGACCTCATCCCGAAAATCTACGACACCGAGCGCGTTGTAGAGATCATGGGCATGGATGGCCAGAAGAAGCTGGAAAAGATCAACAGCGCCCGCGTCAATGACGAAGGCATGGTTGAACCCATCAACGACCTCACAACAGGACGCTATGACCTCGTTGTTGATGTTGGTCCAAGCTACACTACCAAGCGGGTAGAGGCGCTGAATATGATGGTGGAAATAGCCAAGATGAACCCGGCCATTATGCAAATCGCTGGCGACCTCATCGTCAAGTCGATGGATTGGGATGGAGCGGACGCCATTGCCGAGAGACTGAAGCGCACAGTTCCGGCCAACATCATCGGCGATGAAGAAGGCGAAGGAAAAGACAAGGAATTGCCCGCTGAGGTCACGCAAATGATTGAGCAGGGCAAACAAATGATCGAGCAGCTGCAGCAGGAGAACAGCCAGCTCAAGGAAGAAAACGAGGATAAGGATGAAGACCGGCGACTGAAACAGTACGAAATCGACGTGCGCGCTATGCTGGAGACTGCCAAGTTGACGGCAGCGAATCCTGATGTAAACGCGCTGTCGATGCAGGTAGCGCAAATCCTGGCGCAGAGCATCATGGGGCAAGCAGCATCAGCGCCTGACGTAACTGAGGAAAACGAACAGGAAAACGAACAGGAGCCGGAGCAGCCCGGCATGAATTACAACCAACCAGATGAGGTGAATGATGGGTTGCGGGAAGAAGAAGCGGGGCAAATGATGCCGGAAGGTGGTGAAATGCAGCAAACAGACCTTGACGGGCTATTGAACAACGTCGAGCAACCCAATATGATGTAGTCACGCCAGCAGGCGCTATCCTGCTGATGCAATGTCGCGATGACATCGCACCATCCCTACACACACGGCGGCGGCATCTCCGCTGCCGCCGTGTCGCCGGAGTCCTTTTTGATGAGTGATTCACCTAGCGTTATCGACAACGCGCCATTGGTCGAACCTATCGCAGACCAGACCACTGCACCCCCACAGGCTGATGTAGCCGACGAACCCAATACGACAGACGCCGCGCCGGATACTGGCACCGAATCAACCGCAGATGATGCGGGCGATGACGACCACGAACCCGACCCCGCCAAGCTGCCGAAAGGCGTTCAGAAACGCATCGACAAACTGACGCAGCAACGCTATGAACGGGAAGCCCGCATCCGTGAACTGGAGGCGATGATTTCCGAAAATGAGCGCAAAGCGCAGGCATCGCAACCAGATCCCGACCCGTCGCAATTCGACACATGGGAAAAGTATCTGGATGCGAAGGTAGAGTTCGAGGCAGGCAAGAAAATCCGCGAGATTGAGCAACAGCGCACCATTCAGCAAAAAAATGCTGAGCGTTTTGCGAGTTTCAACGAACGGGCAGCCGCCATCCGTCAAGCAAATCCTGATTATGATGCGGTTCTGCAATCTGCCGCCGTGAATGTCAGCCATGCCGTGATGGAAACGATCCTTGAATCCGATGACGGCCCCGCTGTGGCGTACCATCTGGCCAAGAATCCAACAGAACTGTACCGCCTCAACGCAATGAGCGAGCGTCAACAGGTGCTTGAGTTGGGCCGCATTTCTGCCCGTTTGAGCGCAAAGGTTCCGGAGCGGAAAGTGACGCAAGCGCCACCACCTGCACCGGCTGTAAAAGCGACTGGCAGCGGCTCAAAGTCTGTGTCTGATATGACCGACAAAGAGTATGCGGATTTCCGCAAGCGCCAGGATGCACAGCGCAAACGTCGATAACTACCGTCGAGAGACGGCAAATGAGGTGACACCATGGCTAACGCCTTCAATATTCCAGACCTGCTGGCCCGCGAGGCTCTCAAGGTCGCGCACGAAAAATCAGTATTCATCGGCACCGTTGACCGTCAATATGACGAGTCGTTCAAGTCTAAGGGCGGCTGGAAGCCGGGTGACCAACTGCGAGTTGCCAACCCGAACATGTACACCCGTACCCGTGGTTCCCGCGTCATGGACGTGCAAGACCAAGCCGAGTCGAGCCAAACCATCACCGTGGCGACGCAAGACCACGTTGATATGCGCTTCAACTCTGCAGAGTTGGCCTTGATTACCCCGGACAGCATTGGTGATTTCTCCGACAAGTACCTTGTTCCGGCCATGTCTGCGCTGGTATCCGGCATTGAAGGCGACTTCATCAACTACGCCACCAAGCAAGTGTTCAACAGCGTCGGCACCCCTGGCACTCCCCCGGCTGACCTCGCCGCTATTGGTGCTGCCCGCGCCAAGTTGAACCAGAACCTGGCCCCGAAAGATGGAAACCGGTTTGTGATGCTGGATTCCGTGACTTCTGGCGGTCTGGTTAATGGCCTGAAGGGTCTGTTCCAGGACTCCAGCCAGATCAAGGAACAGTACCGCGAGGGCATGCTTGGCCGCACCGGTGGCGCTGATTTCTATGAAAACGAGCGCATGTACGCCCACACCAACAGCAGCGATGTTACCGGATCTACCAATGCATCGGCTGGTGTGACTGATGGCGGCTCTACCATCGACATGCACACCCTGGTGGCTTCCCCGGCTGTCGGCTCCGTGTTTACCGTTGCTGGCGTGTATGCCTGTCACCCGGAAACCAAGCAGGCATACAGTCACCTGCAGCAGTTCACGGTTATCACGACCTCTGCCGGTGCTGCCATCACGGTATCCCCGACCATCCACCTGACCGGCCCGCGCCAGAACGTCGCATCGTCAGCCAGCGCCCAATTGGCCACAACCGCGTTCAACGCCCAGGTTGTGACGTTTGTTGGCAACGCCTCGACGACCTACCTGCAAAACCTGATGTATCACAAGGAAGCCTTCCAGTTCATCACGGCAGACCTGCCGCTGATGGGTGGTGCTCATAACTGTGCACGTCGTGTTCAAGACGGCCTGTCGCTGCGTGTCTGGTTCGACGGCGACATCCGGAATGATGAGTTGCTTTGCCGTATCGATATTCTGTACGGCATGGCTGCACTCCGACCTGAGTGGGCGTGTCGCATCACGAATTAACGGCAACGGGGCTGGAAACAGCCCTATTCAGCACTGAATTAAGAGGTAATTTATCATGGCAAATACCGCCCTGACCGTTGCACAAGAAGCATATAGCCCCGGAACCAATGGCCCGGAAGGCATGCTGATCGGAAAGTCTTCCACAGAGTTGATCGGGTTTTTCGGCAAGGCCCCAGTGGCCCGCACTGCCAGTTCCGGCGACGTCACCAGCTTTGTAGCAGGCTTTGGCACGGCATCGAAGTCTGATTCGACGTGGACTGGCGCATCGGGTTCGACCGCCTACACCGTGGGCGACATCGTTACCATCCTGAAGGCTTATGGTCTGATTGCGTCCTGATTCACCCGCCACGGACGGCACTTATTTAGGATGCAGCCATGCTACACATGATGCACCCGCAACACGGCTGGCAAATGGTACAACCGGCAGATATACCGATGTTTCGGCGTGCCGGATGGGTTGAGTGCGTCAAGCCTGAACCTGTTGCCCCTGTCGAGCCTGCACAGCCCGAACCTGAAAAACCGAAACGGAGGGGCCGCAAATGACGACGGCGCGTGATGTAGTCAAAGGTGCGCTTCGGCTTATCGGCGTCATTTCGTCCGCTGATGAGCCATCCGCAGAGGAAGCTGACGACGCACTGACCGCCATGAATCAGATGCTGGCATCGTGGGCGGCATCCCGCTACACATCCGCATCTGTCCCGCAATCATCGTTTGCGCTGACCTCTGGCGACGGCACATACACCATCGGCGCGTCCGGCGATATCAACACTGTTCGTCCGACAACCATCTATTCTGCTCACATCACGCAAGGCGGAATAGACTATCCTCTGCAAGTCATTACGCTTGGCGAATATGAAGACATTGCAAGCAAAGCCACAACCGGCGCTATTCCTGAGGTCATTTGCATCAGGCCGGGTTATCCGTTGGCCACGATTCACCTGTACCCTGCGCCCGGTTCCGGCTGCACGCTGGTACTGGACAAGATCGCGCCAGCTACCGACCTCTCGCTCAATGACACGATGCCCTACCCGCCCGAATGGATGCGCGCCATCCGGTATAATCTGGCCGGTGAAATTGCGCCAGAGTACGGAGTGACGGTTGCGAAAGAGATCATTGCTATTGCTGATTCATCGCTGGCCACTGTTCGCCGCACCAACCTGCAGATCCCGCAGGCTGTCCTTGATCCGCTGCTGATGCGTCGCGGCTATGCATCGAACGTCAACGCCATCAAGGGCGGCACGGTATGAAAATCCCCTTCATCGGCGGTCAGTCGAAACGGCGCAGCGTCAACCAGTCAGCACAGCAGACGGTTAATCTGTACCTCGAAATTGATAGCGCCGAGAAGGACACAAACGCCGCGCTGTACATGGTGCCAGGGAAGCGCCTATTTGCATCGGTTGGTGGTGGCCCTATTCGTGGAATGATTGCATGGAAGGGGTTTGTCATCGTTGTTTCTGGAGATGATGTATACAAACTGCAAAGCGACGGCACATCTACGCTGATTGGTAGCATCACATTATCTGGCAATATGGTCAGCATGGCGGCGGGGTCATCCGCTGTCGTCATCGTTGATAATGGCCCTGCGTGGTCGACGAATGGTGCTACGCTTACGGCTATCACCGACCCCGACTACCTTGGCTCAAATACCGTCACCTACCAAGACGGATATTTTATTTTTCATCAGCCCGAAACACGCACGTTTTTCATCACGTCCGGCCTTGATTCGCTGGCGCTGGATGGCCTGGACTTCGCACAGGCTGAGAGCGGCGCAGACCCGATTGCTGCCGTTATCTCCGATCACCAAGAGCTGTGGATTCTGTGTCAGTCGCGGGCAGAGATTTGGTATAACTCCGGTGCGTCTGATTTCCCGTTTGCGCGGCGTGATGGGGCCATGCTTGAGGCTGGCTGTGTTGCGCCAATGAGCGTGGTGAAGATCGACAACAGCATCATGTGGCTCGGCCGCACTCGCGATGGCGGAGGCGTTGTCTACCGTGCCGAGCAGTACACTCCGGCCATCATCAGCAATCGCGGCATTGAGTCGGAGATTGCAGGCTATGACCTCGAATCCGCCACAGCGTTTGCGTATCAGCAAAACGGGCATGTTTTCTACTGCCTGTCGTTCGATGAAAAGACATTCGTCTATGACGCCAGCATTGCCGACCCAGACCTTGCTTGGCATGTCCGCAGCACGTACAACAGAGGGCGAGACCGCGCCGCCTGTCACGCCTACGCTTTCGGGCTGAACCTTGTTGGTGACAATGCGGGCAATCAGGTGATGGTGCTTGACTTGGAAACATACGACGACCTGGGTGAGCCTATCGTCTGGGAGCGTACCGGTCAGCGCATCATCAGCGACAGCAAGCGCATCCTGTTCCGGCAGTTTGTGGCCAACATCGAGCGCGGTGTAGGCGTTGAAACCGGCCAGGGCGTAGCGCCGAAAATGTACCTCGACTGGTCAGACGATGGCGGGCATACGTGGAGCATGAGGCGCGAACTGTCTATGGGCGCGATGGGCGTCCGTTACGGCCAAATTGTAGCAACACGGCTCGGGCAGAGTCGTGACAGGGTTTTCCGTTTGTCCGGTTCCGATCCGGTCAAGACGGTCATTTTAGGCGCGTATGTCGAGGCCCAAACAGCGGCCCACTGAGGTGTTACATGGTTATGCGAGTAGTTGGAGAGTGTGTTATTTCAACAGGTGCGGCTGCAACGCTGACCATTGGCGCGGCTGATGTTTCAGACCTGTATTCGGTTGAGTTTGAAGTAAAGCTCGGCACTCCGGCAGCAGGAACAACCGCAGTAACTGCGGTTCCCAAGAACGGAACCAGTGAAACGGTAAATGACAGTTTTGGCGTTGCGCTGAACATCAATCCTGCCGCGCTAACTGGGTTTAAAATTGAGGGTCGCCCGCTCAAGTCGTTGACGTTTACGCCGTCGAGTTGGACTGCTGGAGTGCAGATTGTTGCAACAGCTTGGGGCCGGTTTTAATGGCGGGAAAACTGCCTCCGCCTCCCCGGTCGTTACTGAATGACCGGGAGCTGTATATCTGGCTGTCTAAAGTTCATGCCATTTTGGACGGGCAGGACAGCAGCTACGAACTATCAGGCGACGCTATCAGCAGTGCGTCATCAAGCAACGCGGACGCCGCTGAGCTAGCAAAGTCCGTGCAGGGCACTGAGTTGATGCAGTTGCGGGCGCAGGTGGGCGAGATGCAAAAACAGATTGACCAGATGGCGTTAATGATTGCACAGCGCCAGGCCGTCATTCCGGACACCATTCCCGCGCCTATGCTGAGCATGGGTGAGACAAACAAGCGCATTGAAGAGGTTATTTTATGGCAGTCACCTTAAAACAGATGACGGCGGCGCAGTACCTGACCGCAGCGGCGGCAACCTACTACACAGCCACCAACTGCACGGCGCGCATCGACAATTGCACGCTGACCAATACCGACGGCGGCGCTATCACGGTCACGGTGTACATCATCGCATCAGGCGGAACGGCATCTGGTGACGAGACCATCATCTCTGCAAGATCGATTGCTGCCGGTGAGTGCTACACCTGCCCTGAACTGGTCGGAAAAACCATCCCGTCCGGCTCGTTTGTGCAGGCACTGGCCAGCACCGCAAGCAAGATCGTGATGCACATGTCCGGCATTGAAGTGACATGAGGTAGGCCATGCCCATCACCCTGAGTCGTCAGCAACTTTCCGACCTTTACCGTCAGTCCCGTGGATTTGGCGAGAACGCGCTGTCCATGATTACAGGCGGCATCGGTGAGCCAGTTGCCGGGTTCGCGTCATTGGCGGCGCTGGCTCGTGGTGAAAATGCTACTGGCGCTCGCGATGCTGTGCGCGATGCGTTCACGTACAGTCCGCGCACAGCAGAAGGTCAAGGACAGCAGCGAATGCTTGGCGAGTTGGCGCAATCTGTCGTGAACAGTGCGCCTGTCCGCACATGGCAGCGCGGCGTTGACTTCGCTGGCCGTGCGTCTCCGGTGGCCGGTGCTACACTGCAAACGGTTCCTACGGCGATTGGGGCGCTTGCTGGGTACAAGCCAGCCATGCAGACGGGACAGGCGGTTTCTCGGGCATTAGCGCAGGCGCAACGGGCGGCGATGGAAAACGCCATGCAGCCGAGGGTGTTGCATCCGCAGCGTGGAGTTTTTGCTGGAATCAATGCAAAGACGGCTGACCTTGACCAACTCGCAAACGCCAGGAAGATGCTCACTGACGGAGTCCCTGCCAGCGAAGTTCTGGCGAAAACCGGATGGACAATCGGTGCCGATGGGCGATGGAGGTTTGAGATTGACGACTCCGCGTCATACATGCGCGGCAAGAAATCATTTTTGGGCGCACCTGTACGGTCTCATTTGAGCATGGGCGATTTGGCAGGGAGCGGCATTGATATGCAGGATATTCTCCGGCATCAAGCCCTGTTTGACGCCTATCCTGAACTAAAAAATACACAGGTTTCGGCGGGGCGGTTTTCCGACAGGGGCGGTGATTACTCTCCCGGCGATGGGTCAATCAGGATTGCGGACAACCTGAGCGGTGATAGCGCCAGGTCTGTCATGCTGCATGAGATACAGCACGCCATTCAGGAAAAAGAGGGGTTTCAGGGTGGCGGGAGCGCAAACGACTTTATGGGCGTCAACGCCAACGACCTTTTAATGAAAAAAGCAGCTGCCGAGGCGAGGATAAATGAGATTAACAGCAGGCTGAGGTCTGCAAAAGGCGACGAGTACATGGCCCTGCTTGACGAAAGGCGGGCGCTTATTCCGGATGCGCAGATTGATGATTTAGATATTCTCGAAAATGCACACTCAAAATACATGCGGCTCATGGGCGAAACAGAGGCCCGCAACGTGCAGACCCGCATGAATATGGGACGGGAAGACAGGATGCGGACTCCGCCAATCAATACGGAAGATCGCGCCCGTAATTCTCAGATCAGGCAGATTTTCAGATCGTGGCCAAATGACTAGCCGCTCCGACCTCATTGCCGCCGCATGGTCTGCCTCATCCTGGCAGTTCCCAGCAGGCTACACGGCGGATGATTTCACAGCAGCGGTGGAGGACTGGGAGTTCTGGCCGGTCGTTGTCGGCGGTGAGTTGGCCGGGGCGGTAATGGTGAATGAACACATGATCCATGTTTGCATCAAGCCAGAATATTTCAAGCGCTGGGCGTCTCCGGGGCTGTATCGGCGCGTACTGAAACATTGGCGGAAATGTGGCAGACTAGAGACCAAGGTGCATGTCGATCATGTGGCTGGTCGTGCGTTTGTTGAGCGTTTCGGGTTCCGTTTGGTTGGCTGTCAGGGATTGACCCAGATTTACGAATTGAGGTGATTTATGGGCGTTGTAGGCGACCTGTTGGGCGGACGTTCTGAGCGTAAAGCCGCGAAAAATGCAGCAGAGGCGCAAATTGGCGCAGCCAATCAAGCCAATGCACTTGAAAAGCAAATGTATGAACAGTCTCGCGCTGATCAAATGCCATGGTTGCAGCAAGGACAGAAGTCCCTTGCTCAGTTGGGTGAGTTGACAAAATGGGGCGGTGACTTCCGAAAACCGTTCGATATGTCGCAGTTTGAGGCAGATCCCGGCTATCAGTTCCGGCTCGGTGAGGCGACACGAGGCGCTGACCGGGCGATGGCTGCGCGGGGGCTGACTAACTCGGGGACAGCCCTACGCGAACTGTCTCGCGTCAATCAGGGCATGGCATCAGATGAGTTCCAGAACGCCTACAACCGGTGGGCACAAGAGCGGCAGGCGCAATATAACATGCTGTCTGCGCTGGCAAACACGGGGCAGGTTACGGGCGAGCAGCTTTCCAACCTTGGCAGCAACTATTCCAACCAGTACGGGCAAAACCTCGGGCAGGCTGCAAATGCGCGGGCGTCGAGCTTTGTGGCTGGCGGCAGGTCGAAGGCGCAGGGGTTCCGCTCCGTGGATGACAACATGGAAAAGATGATGAACGTGTTCAGCAAGATTCCCGGCATGGGAGGCTAATCATGGCCGTCAATCTGGATACTCGCATCCCGCTTTCGGCTATCTATGATGGCCCTACCGGAACAGAGCGCCGTCAGGCATCGCAGGACAATGAGTTGGCGCTGCGCCTGAATGAGTTGAAGCTGGACTACGAAAACCGTAGGCGTAAGCGCGAGGCAGCAACAGATCAGTACATGGGCGAGAACATCAGCCGGATTCAGCAAGGCACACCCGAACAGGCTGTGACTGATTTCAGCTGGAATCAGCCGCAGCAGCCTGCGCCCATGCGCGGCCCAATGCTAGATGCTCCCGCCTATCAGCAGCCTACGCCGCTGTTTGATGTGCAGCGTCGGGTTACGGCCCCGGCAGTAGCTGGCCGTCAGCCGAGCATGGATGATATGTATGCTGCGTCCATCGATGCCTTGTTCCGTGCCGGTGATTATCAGGGCGCGTTTGATGCGATGAAGGCGATGCGGTCTGGTCAGGTTTCGCAGATGAAGGCTTATGGAGGGATGACGAAAACCGGGGCTGATGGTCTAGAGTACGCATTTAATCAGGCTACTGGGCAGTATGAGCCGACAGGATTCAAGGCGCAGGCTGATACGCAAAAGCCGGAAAGACCGCGGATGGTCAAGACCGCTCGCGGCATTGAGTTCGTGACGCCTAAGCCCGGCATGGTGCTGCAGCCGCCTCCGGAGCCTGTGAAGGAGGAAAAACCGAACAAGCCCGCTCCCATCAAGGAGCCCACCATTGACGAAAACAAAAACGCAGGTTTCTATCTGCGGATGCGTGGCGTAGGCGAAAACCTTCGCGCCCTTGAAAAAACCGGCGGACCAAGCATTGCGACTTCATTAGCGGGAAGCCTTCCGTTTATTGGTGGGTTTGCCAGACAGTCAGCCATGACCGAAGATCAACAGCAATACTACAACTCGGCTATGGCATGGATTCGGGCAAAGCTCCGGAAGGAATCGGGCGCAGCTATTGGCGACGACGAAGCTAAAGAGGAATGGAATACTTACTTCCCAGTGCCCGGAAACACTGAGAAGACCATTAGACAAAAGGAGCGGCTGCGCGCTTTGGCTGAAGAGGAAATGAAGATTTCCGCAGGTCGGGCGGCTGGGCAGGTTGATGCCAAGTACGGGCAGCAAGACGGCAAGAAGATCGAGGCCGCATCTCTACCCGCTGCATCGCAATACCCCGGCAAGATCGCAACCGACCGGCAAACCGGGACGCGCTACAAATCCGATGGTAAGAACTGGGTGAGGATTCCATAATGTCGAGATTCGTGATTGAGGACGATCCGCAAGAGCAAGGCCGGTATTCAATCGAGGGCGAGCCTAGTCTGGAGTCGCTTATTACCGGCAAGCCAAAGCGCAATGAGGCCCGCGAAGTTGGCGCACAACTTCCGGGGCCGCTGCAGGGTTTTATATCGGCATTTCAGGGGCCGACACTTGGGTTTCTTGATGAGTTGACCGGAGGTGTTCAAGGCGCTGGCGCTTTCATTGGCTCCGGTGGCGACATGGATGCAGCAACTAAAGCCTACCGATTCAACCGCGACCTTATCCGGGGCGCTGAAGCCGAGTACAGAGACAAATACCCAGGCGCTGGAATCACAAAGACTATGGCCGCAATGCCTGTATATATGGCTGCTCCAGTCGCAAAGATGGCTAGTCTTCCTGTCAATCTCGGTACGAACATACTGCGGGCGTTACCGTCGGCGCTTGCTATCGGCGGGGTAACTGCTGCCGGAGAATCCGAGGCAGACACGCCGATGGGTGTTGCTGAGGATGCAGCTATAGGGGCTGCTGTGTCTGGCGGAACTGCCGCGTTTTCGATTCCCATTGCTGCCGGTATTGGCGCTATTCGCCCGGGAGTTCAGCGCATCATGGGAGGGAGTTCCCCCGCTGGAAGTGCAGCCCGTAATGAAATTGAGCGGGCTGCCCGCGAGGAATTGGCGAAAAACATTGTCAGGGACGCCAAACCGGGAACGGTGTTTTCTGGCGCACAGATTCCGACTGGGGAACTCAATGCCGCAGGAAAACCACTTACCCGTCCCGCCACATCATCAGCAACACAGCAGGCTGCGGCCCAGGTAGGGAAACTCGGTGAGCGAGGAATGATTCTTGACCTTCCTGGCGGAAATGTCCGTCAGTTGGCGGATACGCTGACCATCCTTCCTGGGCAGACAAAAAACAGGGTGGTTGCCGAGCAATTGGCACGGCGTGCAACTTCTGCTGACCGGCTCATCAACTCGGCTGATGAGGCCATTGCATCGCTTAATGCCGCAGGCCGTCGCGCAGTACGTGAAGGTCGCGTGCCGCCTACTCCCGCCGTCAATCCGAGTATTGAGGCATTTAAGGCAAGTCGCCGCGCTGCTGCTGCCCCGCTGTACAAGCAATTGGAGGCAATGGAGGTCACGGTAGATGCGCCTACTGCTGCCGCTGTGCAGGCCATGCGCAAACTCGGGGCACTAAAGGAGGCCGAGGATATGGCAATTGCTGACAGGCGCGTCTTTACCCTCGCGGGCGATGTCCCTGTTGGTGCGCGTGTGTCGGCGTCTGACCTTGACCTGGCAAAGCGCGGTCTTGATCAGCTAATCCACAACGAAACCGACAAGGTAACTGGCGCAGTGTCTCCAAAAGGGACGCGACTGATTAACCTGCTGGATGACTTCAAAAACTACTTTGACGATCTGACTATTGATCCCGCAACCGGTCAATCCGTTTCCAAGGCTGCTCGCTCGGCATGGGCTGGAGATACGGCGCTGATTCAGGCAACAGAGTTGGGGCGGCGCGCTCTGGATGCTGACAAAGGCGGAAAGATATCTGCAGAGATAGCCAAGCTTGGAGATTCTGAGGTGCAAGCGTTCCGGATCGGTGTGCTGGACGCGATCAAGCAGAAAGCCGGAAGCAAGGCAGGTCGGACTCAGCTTCTGTCGTTCTGGGAGAACCCCAATATGAGCGACAAACTCAAGGCGGCATTTGGCGGCAACTTCAAGCAGTTCGCCGCCGCACTGATGCGCGAGGAGCGACTTAAGGGCATCCAGAAAATCGGGCAAGGCTCGCAGACAGCGGCTCGGCTCGGTGCCGCTGACGACCTTGGGCAAGCTATTGAAGATGTTGCAGCGGTCGCATCCACAGTCAAGACAGGTTCGCCGGTAGGATTCATGGGGGCACTAAAGACCCTGTATCAAAGAACCGCAATGCCTGAGCCTGTGCGTGATGAATTGGGCCGTATAATGACGCTCAAGGGGCCAGAGGCTCAGAAAGAACTGCTGACTCTCGCCGACCTTGTTCGGGAAATGCAGGCGAAACGGCTGGTTAACGCCAGCAAAGTCCGTGCGGCAACAATGGCGGCGGAGCGGGCGGCTAAAGGCTCAAACAATCAGCAGCAATAATGCCGGGAGGCATCATGTCAGACAAGAATCTCGCTCCATATGTCCGCATCCGCGAGCTTGACGCAAACGGGGATCCGCTGGCTGGCGGAAAACTGTACACGTACCGCAGCGGAACCAGCACTCCAAAACAAACGTATTCAGATGGCGACGGCACGGCAAACGCTAACCCCGTAGTCCTGGACTCCGAGGGTTCCGCCGATGTCTGGATAGACGATGATGAGCCGTATCGTTTCCGGCTGGAGACATCGTCCGGGGCATTGCGCTGGCAGCGCGACGGCATAACCAATGCCAGCGGCGCGGTATTGCGTGGCGTTACAAACATTGCAGCGCTGAAACTGATTGGCGGCAGTTCAACGGTGGCAACCATTGCTGATGTATCCGGCTATTACGCATCAGCAGACGGTGGTGGAGGGCGTTTTTGGTGGGATTCGGCAAGCACGGCAACCGATGACGGCGGTCTTGTAATTAAGGCAACCGCCATCACTACAGGCCGTTGGAAGCGGCTGTTTGATGGTGATGTTAATGTTCGCTGGTTTGGCGCAAAGGGCGATAACTCTACCGACGACTCTGCCGCATTTGAAAACGCCATAGCCACCGGTTACAGCGTGTTTGTGCCGGAAGGTACATACATCACCACTGGCGCACTATTTATGACATCGGGCGGCCAGATGATGTACGGTTCCGGGTGCGGAACCGGTGGGAGCATCATCAAGGCATCGGCATCCTGGACTGTCAGCACTACTGACTCTGCGTTGCTGGTTATGGGCAACCGTTCATCTACTACTGTTGTCAGTTCGCAATGCCTGCGGAATATTCGCCTTGACTGCAACGGCGTTACTACGCTTAACGGGTTGGAGGTCTACGGTCTGCGTGACGGTTCGACGTTTGAAAACGTCTACGTGACCAACAACACAAATGCGCCTGGAGTTGTCACCGGTATGGCTGGCGCTGGCACTGGTTCGGCATCCGGTAAGATGTGCGAGGGCGTCCAATTCTTGAACTGCCACGTCCAGACAAACGGAAATATGGCCTCGACCGAGTTCTGGCGGCTGGATGGCATCTTTGAATCTCAACTCATCGGATGCAAGGCGTTCGGAAGCTCCGCGGCGACGATTACAAGCACGAATGGCTTTATCCTCGGCAAGTCCGCACAGACACGCGGAGTGATGCTTCTTGGGTGTTCTGCGGCGAATCTGACCACATCCGGCAATGTCGGCATCCGATACGCTGAATGGTCGCGTGAATGTTGGGATCAGTTTACGCTGCTTGAGCAAATCAAAGGCACGGGCGTTTATTTCCACGGCTCAACGGCGGACGGCGGGACGCTATGCCCCGGCAACTGCCGCAGCATCAATGCCCGTCCGTACAACAACAACACGGCCGGGATTCTTGATCCGCTGTATGAGTTCGGCGACGCGAACGGCTGCTATGCTGGCCCTGTCATCAACTACAACAGCGCGAAGAAATGGGTGCAGATTAACAGCCCTGTGGTTTCGCAGTTCTACAACTCGTTTGAGGTCTACGGCAACATCGACTTTCCGACGTTCATTTCAACAAATGCCACCATCGGCGGCAGCGCAGCAGCCAGTAACCGTATTTTTGGCATGATGGGCGCAGGCTCGGCACTGTCTCAAATCTCATGGGGCGTTGGCGGGGAGTCGACCAATCAGGAGGCCAACGGATTTATTGAGGCTCATGACGCCAACTTCACGACATGGAACGCGCCGACCATCGATAAGTTCAGATGGCGCAGCAATGCACTGGCGACATGGATGGCGCTCGATGCAACAGGGCTGGGCCTGTCCGTTCCGTTGAAGACCGGCGCGGCGTGGAACGGGTCGGCCCCTCTTGTGATGGGCGCGTATTATTTGTGGGTAGACTCCAGCGGGCGGCTGCGTATCAATAGCGGCGCACCCGGAAGCGATACCGATGGGACTATTGTGGGGATGCAATCATGATAGGCACAACAATCGAAGCATCCATTATCGGCGGAACCGGGCCGACCATCGACTACTCCTGCGCGGGAATCTGGCATCGGTCTGGCGCAAACCAGTACTACGCTGCTATGCCGAAACTGTCATCCTCTGGCGGCGTGTTGGTGGTGCTGAAGAACGGGCCGACATCTGTAGCGGGTGACAGCCTGGCGGGTAACGAGCAGTTGCTGCGCGTCGTCGGCGTGTTGGAATTGATTCAGCTGCTGACGTTCAAACAATATTCGGCCCGCTCGGGAACATGGACTACAGGAAACCCATCGTTTGGGCAAGACGGAAGCGGTGCGGTAAATGGGGGCAACGCCCATAACCGAACAACGGCACAGAACGCCTATTGTGAGTACACTGTCACAATCCCGGCTGACGGCATACTCCGCATTGGGTTCTATGGTTCGGCGGCAAGCTCGACATCCGTTGAGGTAAGCCGCAGCACGGATGATTTTGCAACAAGTACCGTCATCGACACGTTCGGCATCAACACTGTCACCGGCTTGATTAAAAAGCAGTGGGCAGGCATCGCAACCGGCGCTTGCAAAATCCGGGTGACGAAAAAGGATGCAGGCACGGCAGGCCTGAACGTCTACGGCCCGAACTTCTACGACATCACCGATTTTTATGACATGCCCATCGGCCTGGATGTGAACGCTTACGGGTATTTCCGCACCGTAGCGGCCCGAAACTACATCACAAACGCCGGGGCATGTGACTACGCCATCTACAATCACGACACTGATTTGTGGGGCGGATCGTACCACGGCGGTGAAACGTCGCAGTCGCTGGTGATGACGGTCAGCGGCGTGGATGTGTCCAGCATGGCAAACGGGTCGTTTGTAGCGGGTCGCAACATCAGCATCAGGCAGTCCACTATTATCGACTGGGGTTCCGGCATCACGTTGTCGCCCGTCGTCCGTACTGATTTCTGCCGTGGCGGGTGGGGCCTGCATTACCGCATGACTGGCAGCGGTGCCGGCACATGGGAGGATTGGTATCCGGTAATGACTACGGCGACGACGGCTTTTGATGAAGTGACAGCGCCGGTGTCGGCAACGATCACACCAGACACTGTAACCAATTTTGGCGGCATCAAAAACATAACGCAGCGTAACTCAACGACCGGGCAGACAATCCAAACGCTATGGAGCGCAGTCAATCACGCAAACAACACGGACGGGGCGAACGTGACGGCCGTCACTGGCAGCTACAACAAACTGTATGACGGCCTGATTGTGGACAAAAACAGCGGAGTGGCGGTGAATGAGTGGGAGCAGACTGTAATTCGGCTCTGCAATTAGTCATCCCCACCCATCGCCGCCGCAGTCAGCAGCGCCAGGGCAAGGATGCCCACCAAGGCTATGCCGAGCATTACCATCCATGGCTACATGACTCACCACTACAAAGATTTCTTCACAAAATTACCCTTAAAATCACTCTGCGGCTCAATCAGCCCCGCACTCCGCAGCGTCGCCAAGTGCGCCTCAGCCTTCTCCCGGTCAGCGCCGCCAAGGTTATCCAGCGTCTGCCAGTCACGCCCGGGAACGGCCCAGTGTCGGGCGTAGGTGTCTAGCCACTCCCACGCTTCAACAACGGCGGCAGGATGCAGGGCGCGGCGTTGGGTGGGGGTCATGATTGGTTCCACCCCATAGTTGCCTCGCGTTCCTGATACCGACGAAGCATCTGCTTTAAGTCAGCGACCTGTTGCGCCATCTCCTTATATTCCGCCTGCAACATCCGCATCGCCTCATCGGCCAAGTCCTTCCGACGGAACTCAATGTCGTGCGGGAATATCTGCTCCCAACACCATGATGCGCCGTCCGGATCAATGCCATCACGCTCTGACTCGCTCAACATGTCGGGGTCGAAGTCGCCAAACCATTGAATGAAGATCGTTTCCGGTACTCTCATTTCGAATCCCCCAGTACTTCCGCCCGCAGCGCCGCAACTGCCGCATCAAGCCGCGCAGTCAATACCTCCGGCAACCGGTGGTCGGCAGCGAATGACCACGATTCCAGTGCTGACAGCAGCATCAGCAGATCGATGGCTTGCTCGCGTTTTGCCTGTTTGCGCTCCTGCAGTTTCCGGAAATACTCGTCGTTGATACCCGTGGTTTCGTCGGGGATGAAGCCCGTTGAGGTTATCAACGGGTTCGGTGTGTGGGTTATTTTCTGCACTTCGGTTTGCTCCAGAATCGGTACGGATACCAATGCCTTTCTTCGCAGAGAGCAATCAGCCGCACCGGCTTTTGTTTTGCGCGTTGGCGGACGGTCATTTCTTCAGTCTCCCCGACGCCACCAGCGCGTCGAAATTGTCTTGTGATCCTTTGATGTAGCTGTCCGACATGATGCGGCGCATCACCTCGCGCATGTTTTCCAGTGTCCTAGGCATCGTGTAGTGGTTGATGCCTGATCCCGATGCGCGTAACAGCGCGTCGATGTTCGCGTCGATTCGTTGTTCGGGGGTCATGGCGTATCCCTCCACAAATCACGCATCTTTTCCCACTGCGCCCTGTCAATATTCATGCCGAGTCGGTGGTATTGGTTGCCATCAGCGCGTGATTCATCGTCAGTTTCGAATGCTTCCTCGATGTCGCGCTTGATGATATTCCGCGCTGATTCAGACAATGTTGGCCATGCTTGCGGGAGCCATTCACAGCAGTCACCAACAATGTACGACGACCGGCCCAGGCAGTAACGGACGGCTGCGACTGCCATTAAGTCTCCGCGTCCGTAGGTCATGGCGCAGGCTCCGGTTTTGCACCTCGTGCGGCGTCGATGGCTTGCCGCAGGCTGCCGATGTTGGATTCAACAATCTCCCGAGGCAGGATGACGTTGCCGACAGTATTATTCACATCTGCCAGCCAGTCTATGCGCTCAGCGTCGGCGCGTAATGCGATGTATTCGATCCGCAGCCGCTCGTTTTCCTCGCGCAGTCGGCGAACTTCCCACGTCAGCGCCATAACAGGCTGAAGTTCATCAACAAGCTCTTGATGAGCAAAGCTATCATCCCATTGGCGATGAACTGACTCGCAGTCTCCTGAAGGTCGTTCAGTCTCCAGCCAATTCTCAAATGCCATCTCAAGTGCGTTTTGCGCGTATTTCAGTGCTTCATCGATGTTCATTCCCCACCTTCCTGCTGAAGTGCCATGAATAAAAACCCGGCGAAACCAATGGATGTAACTATCGTGCTAATGGCATCTCCGTGCGTTCCGAAGTACAGTGACGCAACAAGACAAATCGCTGCGTACAAATGAAATCCGCTCATTCCCTACCCTCCAGCAGCCGATCGGCGGCTGCGTTGTCGGTCACCTTGGCGGATTGCAGCAGGGCGCGGGCGCAACTGATAGCGGTCATGGCAAACCCGATATGAATACGCGACTGACTGCCAGCAGACCATGCTTTTGCGTTAATCATTTCTGTTTCCGCAAGACTCAATTGATCTTCAATTTCATATGTGGCAGGCACAGCAGGTGCGGGGACGGGGGCGACGCGGGTCATAATCTCGCCAATACCCCAGCGGATCTTTCCCTCAAACACGTCCGCATCAACCGTGTCGGCGTTGTATCCGCCAGCGCCGACGTAGGACGCGATGGAGCGAAGTGTTTCGGCGTAAGATTCTGCCCGCTCAGTCTGTTTCCGCAGCGCAATCTCCAGATCAGCCACGTTCCGGGTGTCGTATGGTTGACGCAGTGGTTCGGGGGTGGTTGTGTATTGGTCTTCGTGAGCGGTTGTAGTCATGATTGTTCCTCCACTTTTGATATGGCGGCGTCCAGTCGCTCAAGGTCGCCAGCAAGGTCGTGCTTTTCCTGCATGTATGCCGTAGCGTATGCGCCCCAATCACCGACCAGTTCACGCGCATATTTCAGCGCCACCAGCAGTTCATCCCGCTGCCGTATCAGTTCCAGGATGGCGGCAGGGTTGGCGGCGGCGATGTAACGGGCAATATCGACACGCACAGGGTCGCAATCCATGCGTTCATCCGGCTGGAAATACCCATAATCATCAACTGGCGGCTCATAATTATCCTCCCAATACTCATGCGGGACGACGGCAATCGCTGGCTCGCAATGACCACGAACATGGTAATGGGTTACGCCATCATGACGGGCCATAGTAATCTGCCACGGTAATCCGCCATGGGCTTTTTTGGCTGACTCTGCCAGCCGCTTCAGTTCTTTGATGTTCATGCTATTCCCCCTATTTGCACTTGCACGGATACGCAGCACAAGCCTCGCACTGACGGGCAAGGCTTTCCATGAGGTTGAAGCCTGTCACAGCGCCGACGATGTATTCCGCATCGCTCAGATTGACGCATGTGCAGATCAACCGGCCCGGCAGAATCCCGCCAAACTCAACAATGTCAGCGATCCGGCCAAAGGCTCCGTCTCGCTCATTTGCAATGGCAATATCCATCTACATCTCCTCCGCATCGGCTGCTTCAGCCGTCAGCTGCTGGATTACTGCGTTAGCGCCCATCGTGTGCAGCGCCCTTGTTTGCATATCCTCAAGCCCTGTTTTGCTGGCAGCCGTCAGCGCGTTAATCACCGTCTGAATCCCGTGCTGGTAAATCTCGTAATGCTCAGGGTTGCTGCAGTGTCCGCCACCGTAGTCTGTGCATCCTCGCGCAATCCGCAGCGCATCTTCAAAAGTCAGTTCCATTTTGTTCTCCGTAGTAGGCCGGGCGCTAACCCGTCAATCAACCCGGACGGCTTTCAGCCGCCGGTTATTTCTGCGTTCAGCCGCTCGATCTCGGCAATCAACTCCAGCACAGCGGCAGGGTTGGCGGCGGCGATGTAGGCGGCGTTATTGATGCAGTCAGCCCTGCGATCTCCGTATGCCTGCGCTATAAACTGTTTTCCAGCAACAACTCCGGCATAGCCATCTGATTCAGACCACGGCCCCGGTGTCGCAGCCTCAGCAAGCCGCTTCAGTTCTTCGATGTTCATGCTATTCCCCTCACATTTCGTGCGCGTCATGGCCTTCTGCGGCCAGTTTCGCGATGGTTTCGTTAAGACGCGCCACCTCATCGGCCAGCGCTGCCGCTTGTGCTGCGGCAGCCGCTCGGCGCGTGTCGTGGTCACGGCACTGTTTCAGCAGCGACGTCTGCCGGTTGTGGGCGCGTTGGCAGGCAAAAGCATGTCGCCCTGCACCGCCGTATCGCCAGCGCCGACTTTTGCATCTTCAAACAGCCTGGGCTGTGCGTAGGCTTGCTCTATTCGGCGGCAGGCTATGTCAAAGTATTTGCGCTCTCGCTCGATTCCAACAAACTGCAAACCCATCCGGGCGCAGGCCACGCCGGTCGTTCCGCTGCCCATGAACGGATCGCACACGGTCTGCGCTTCCGGGCAAAAGCTCAGGCTCCATTCCATTACGCGCAGCGGCTTCTGTGTCGGGTGCCCTACTCGCTCCGCGTTCGTGGCAGCTATCGACTGTTCAATCAGGCGAGCGTTCATGTCCATGCTGGTCCAGGCGAGTTCAAAATCTGCCGCGCTTGGCACGCGGTCGGGTTTTCTCCACGCCAACCAGCCGCGCGACGGAGGGAGAACGAGATAGTTCCCGCCCCAAATAATCTGCACCTTCCCTGCGGCCAAAATCTGCGCCTCGTTGTCGGCTGCAACTTTGTCCCACTGGAGGTCGGCCTTCTTGCCCCACTTGCCGCCGCAGGCGTAAATCCCATACGGCGGGTCGGTCAGCACCAGATCGACGGGCGGCAGCAGCGGCAAAATCTCGCGGCAGTCGCCGTGTATCAACCTACATTCACCGATGGTCACTTCTTCAAACATGGTCACTCCGTTTTACGTTTTGCCTGCCAACACGTCGCTCAAGCGGGACGCGCCGCGATAAGGCCGCGTCGCGCCCCTTAGCTATGCGTTCCAGGGCTGCGGCCATGTCCGTGATGCGCTCGGCCTGCTCCTGCCATGCCGCCCACATGTGGCGAATGACAGGCCGTGCGTGACGGCCCATATGCATCGTCAGGTCGGGCGCTGCGTCCGTGGGCGGGTGAAGCCTGACCCAAGCGTGGAAGTCGGAAAGGATGCGGTCAGTCATGCTATTTGTTCCGGTAAACGTCTTCGATGAATGACCCGTATTCCTCGGCCATTCCTGCTAGTGTCAGGCGGTTATCATCATTCCCCTTCACGGGGTCGCCTGCCGTCTTTGCCTCCTTGTAAAACTCACGCAGAGCCTCGGCTGCCTGAAGCAGAAGCTTTGCTGTCTTTTTGGCTGCGACTATCTTTCGCTTCTCTGCCGCCTTGCGTTGGGCCAGCGATGGTTGCCATCCCCGGTCGTCGTCGGTTGACAGGTGTTGTGTCTGTGCATTCATTCTGCAAACTCCAGCCCATACGTCTGGTAAGGCGCGATGTTGTTGTATTTGCGCTTGATCAGCGCCTTAACTTCGGACTCGTACAGCCCTAGCGCCGTGGCAATCTCGGGGACTGATACGCCTTGCCAGTACAGGGTTTTGACTTTAAAGATTAGGGTCATATCTTCCTCCGAATCACATACGTCGCCGGGCTTCCACGCTGGACGAAAAACACATCGCGGAAATCGATGCCCAGCAGCCTTGCAACCTGCTCGACCGCATCCTTGGCCGACTCTGCGCTGAATGCCCGCTGCCCGCTCTCATCCTCTGCGTGATAACCAGCCAGATCCTCAGTGACGTAGACCGGCGTCAGGTGCAGGGGTTCAGGTTTCTTTTTTGCCATGATCCTTACATTCCTTACACCGCCAGCCCTTAACAGCCGGCGCTTTGTCCTTGGGTCGGTACTGCTTGCACGACCAGCAAAACCGCTTACGGAAATTCAGGAACATGCCAAGACCCGGCGCACGCTCACGAATCCGGTCGATGTGGTTTCCGCCGCCGTCGTTGTCGTAGCGGGATCCGTGGCCGTGGGAGGGCTGTTTCATGCGGCCTCCTTGTCGGCTTTCCAGCCCTTGAGTAACTTGTTCAGCACATCAATCACATCCATCCGCATGTGCCAGCCGATAGTTGTGCTGATAGTTGGTGCGTCTTCGATGGCCTTCCTCACATGGGCGATCATCGCCTCGCGGTCAGGCATTGCCTCCTCAACTGCTGCCGTGATCCGGCAGAGGGCTGCGTGTTGTGGGTTCATGGGTTTCTACTCGAAAATGACGCCAAGCTCGGTAGCGGCGTAGGCGGTGACTTTGGTTACGTACTCGGCAAACTCCGAGACGTTCAATTTAGTGGTGGATTCTCCGGCCTTCGCGCCTCCAGGCAGGTCAACGAGGCCGAGCAAGGTGCGCTTGAACTGCTCATGCCACACTTCGTCACTGTAGCGCCTGCCGTCCACCATCGCCTGCTCTGACACCTGCTTGAGCAAGGCCCAATACAGCCGGTTCTGCTGGTCGTGACGTTTATCCTTGTGCTCAGCCACCGTGACGGCCAGCGGCTTGCCCAGTGATGCCATAGCTGGCCAGTTGTGGCGCAGGTAGGCGTACAGGGCGCGACACTGCGATTTCTCGCGGAGAACGAACTGGCGCACGGTCAGACCAAGAACCGGGCGGCGTCGAAGTCGCTGGTTTCCTTCGGGACATAGAAGTGAAACGGCAGTATCTTGCACAGCCGCAGTTCAGTGGGCGGCCAGTTCGGACGCTCAAGAATCGCTGTCTCCTGGCCGCGCCTCACCTCAACATAAAAGCGCGGGCACAAGGGGCCGATGAATACGGGGAGGCTGATGGTGCTGTCAGCGCTCCCGCACCCTTGCCGGTTGTCGTTCTGGTAATTTGTCAGTTCCATGGCGCACCTCAAAACGGAAGCAAATCTTCGTCGTCAAAACCATCAGCTGCAGGCTGCGGGGCAGGTCGCGTAGCCTGGCGTTGTTGACGCGGCGCTTCCTGTTCCTGCTGCGGCTTCGGACCGGCGAACTTGAACTCGACAAGCTTGGCTTTCAGGTACGACTTGCCGCCGTACTCCTCAACCTGAACTTCGTCCATGGTCGCCATGATCTGCACACCCTTGACCATCATTCCGGCCACCTGAGAGGCCCGCTTGCCAAACAGCGTCAGGCCAATCCACTGGCCTTTTTTCTTGTCGCCGAACCCTACGTCGTAGACTGCGTAAATGCTCAGCAGGTCGCCGGATTGCGTTGTCTTCAGCTCGGCGTCTTTGCCGAGGCGTACCAATTCGGTAAACATTATTCCCACTCCTTTTGTTTGGCGACGATGGCTGGCAGGATGATCTCCTTCCACGTCTTCGGGTCGCTGGAGGTGATGCAGATGGCTTTGGCGTCTTCGGCAATCTGCTTGAGGGCTGCGCTGTCCGGGGCTGCGCTGATGCTGTGCAATATCGGGCTGACTGCGTCGGCGCTCATGCGTGGTGCGGCTGCCATCTGTTTCGGCGCAACCTCCGGCGTGTGTGCATCGGCGTCGTTGTCGCCCTCGGTCGGGATGCAGAACGCCTGAAACGCGGCGTACTTGAAGGCGGCGGACATGGCCTTGTTGGTAGCCTTGTCGCCGCTGTCCATGGCCTCACCAAAGGTGCGAATGGTGTGCTTGCTGCCGTCTTCGGCGCTGACCAGGTCAAACTCGGCCTCGACGGTCACATAGAACAGGTTTCCGCCTGACTTCGATTGCCGTTCTTCACATGTCCTGCCGATCATGCGCGGCAGGATGACAAGGCCATTGGCGGACAGCAGCGGGGCGAGTGCGTTGTAAACGTCATCGATGCCCCGGAAGTTGTACCCGCTGCCCTGCGTGTTGCGGCGATCCTTGGCAATGCCGTGCTTTGCCATTGCCGCCATGACGGCGGAAATTGCCTTGTAGACTTTCATGCTGCTTGCTCCGGGTGCGCCGCAATCTCGCGGTCGCGCTTGTTGTTGTGGGTCATGCGGATGGCGCTCTCTGCATGTTCCAAAGCCTGCTGCAGCCCGTCAGCAGCCGCAGCGTTGAACCGGTCAGCGCCTTCCCATTCCTCGGCATCAGCGGACTGCTCGGCGCGTTTCAGCAGTCCGGCAGCGTTTGCCAGCATGCGGATAGCGTCGTGAATCTGGTGGTATATTTCCGGATCAGCCCCGGTCGGTGCGTGATACATGTGAATGCTCATCGCTGATGCTCCAAAATGTGATAAGGCCGCCGCCAATCGCAGCGAACAGGAAGTAGGTGAGTGCCGCGCCATGGCGGACGTACATAAACCCGCAGGCATAACCGAAGGCCGCTGCAAGAGCGAATGCCAGCAAAGCCAGAAGAACCGTTTTCATGCTCATATCCTCGTTTGAACAAACAGCGCCACACTCCTGAGCAAAATCCGTGTTGAGCGAGTGCGGCTGTGTTTGGTCAATCCCTGTGCGCGGTGTCAGCCCTCCCAGCCTCATACCGTCCCGCGCCACCTGTCAGCGTTGATACGCCCGGTTTTTACAGTCCCGCCGCATTGCCCGGGGAGCGTGGTATGGCTGTCGTTTTTTGTCGGGTCGCGCCTTCAGACCGTAGG